GACCCCAGGAACATCATCGCCCTTATCACCCATCAGTGTCTTGAATGAAATATAATTTTCCGGGCTACAAGGGTAGTCCCAAGTTTCTAAAGTCATCTCGACTCGCGTAACTGTAGAAAATCTATGTACATCTTCCTCAAGCAATAGGTCCCAATCTCGGTCAGAACTGATTAGCCAAATTGTATTGATATCTAAACCATACTTATTTTCAACTATATAAGCGGCAATGTCGTCAGCCTCGACCCCACCCAACCGTATGGTTGGTATGCCCGCCTCTCTACATCGAAACAAGGCGCGTTCATAAATCTCAAAAAATTCTTCGGACTCTGCCTTTTCGGCATCAGTTTGCTCCGCAAATTTTGCTTTACGAGTAGCTTTATACCCTGGATGGATTTCACGCCGCCAGTCACTGCCACCGTCACCTAATACAATAATAGTACCACAGTCATATGACTTTGCTAGTGATTTAATAGTGCTAACAAAGTCAAAGACCATGTCTTCAGGCTTACGCTGGTGTTTCCACCTGAATGCCAGGTTTAGCCCATCCACTAGTAGTGTATTTTTAGGGTCTCGTGGCTCAGCTTTTGCTAGTGACTTCGACATAGTTTTTCCATTCTTTCTCTAACCATTCTTCTGCAAGCATAGTATAGCAGTTATGAGGGGACAAGTAAAGATACTTTTTTACGAATTTCGGTTCGCGATCTACGGCTACAAACCACTTTGATCTATCGTGTTTGAAAAATAGTACTGGCTCGCACTTAGCTGTACTAGCTTGGTGAATAAGCTTAGTCCACCAGGTAGTAAGCTTATTAGTTACCGCCGTTAAGATAGTGTGATCTATAGCTGTATCTTTATAGTTTTTTACTTCGATTACGTATAGTTGTTTAGTTTGTGGGAGATAAATATCTCCCTTAGTGTGGGCCAGGGCGCCCGAACTTGGGGTGCGCTCCCAAGCATCTCCTGTATGAGTTCTAAGAAGATCACGTATTGCATACTCTCCTCTTAGCCCTTTAGTTCTAGTATCTACCATATGGTCCTTTGTTGGCACTAATGCCCTTGTCCTAGTCGTATTGTAGGCTAGAAATACCGTTCTCTTTAGTAACTCTAACCTTGGCTAGAAGTGGATGGCTCCAGCCATGAGATACTAGGAACGTATTGAGTCCCTCTTCGTTTAATAGGACTTCTACTAATTTGTCTCGCCCGTACTCGTCCAAAACATTTATAACTTCGTCTAGAAACAGAATATTGATTTGGGTTTTAGAGATTGAGTTCATCATACGACGGATAGCTAAAAGCATAGCCGTATTTACACGAGCAAGCTCTCCACTACTAAGTGCAGCTATTGTTATCTCTGCTCCCTCATCTGTTAATGCAACATTTAGCTTATCAGAGCTAACTGTAAAATTAAGGGTAAATCTACCGTCAGATAGCTCAGCTAAATAATCATTAGCTAGATTTTCTATGTCTTTTACTAGGTTCTCTAGTTTATGCGCTACTAGCCCATTATTAGAGAATGCTTTCTTCAGTATTTCAGCTATAGATAAATCCTGAATAATATCCTGTAATTCTTTGTGAGCATTAGCTAACTCTACCTTGTGCTCTTCTAGTTGCTCTTGTATGACCATAAGACGTACATTGTGCGCCTCTACTCCCGCATTGTGTTTGATCGCACTATTATAGGCAGCTTTTTGTTTAGTAATAGAAGCCTCTATGCTAACGATCTTTTCGTTTATATCTCCAATAGATACGGGGGCTTCCTCAAGGTCACGGTCGATTTTGGTAAGAATAGATTCCCACTCGGCGCGGGCCTTTTTATTTTTTGATATGTCAGCATTGCGGGACTTTGTAGCTTGTATAAGCGCTTCAATCTCCTTAGTGCTATTGGAAAGCACGTCTAGTCGCGCCTGAGTCTCCGAGATAAGGTTATGTTGAATATCCTTATCAATGTCCTGCTCACACGTTGGGCAACGTTGCCCCAATTTAGTCATCTTAGCTAGGAAAGCCTGCTTCGTAGTAGCCTCTGCCTTTAATGCTCCTAGCTCACTAGAATGCTCGGCGGTATCTTCTAGAGATTCTTTTAACATATTATCATCATAAGTAATAGATGACAGCATTTCTTTTAGCTTGTTATTATTAGAAATCTTTAGGTTTATCTCTTTAAGCCTAGAGGATTGATCTTTTAGACTCCAAAGCTCATCGTCATCTTCAGGGCCCTCTGGAACCTCTACTAGCTCCTGCGGATCATCTATATCTTTATTCTTATCTACCCAGCGTTGTAGCGCGTCAATAGCACCCTTTGCTTTGTTCATTCTTTGGCTGATATCTTGAACCATTTCTTTGAACAATACGTGATAGCCCTCATACTCGTCAAGCTTGAATAGGTCGATAAGAAATTTCTTACGATTACTATCTGTAGCTGTGAGGAAAGAAAGCCCATCATTAACGCTTTGGTACATAAGCTGCACAAAGATTTTAAAGTCAATACCAAAAATAGATTCTATAGTTTTGAAAGTACCAGTAGCGGTATGGGATGATATATCAGCACCGTCTTCTAGAAGTATTACTTTTAGACTACTTCTTCTAATTAGTTCAATTTTATACTCTTTATCATTGAAACTCCAGTCTAGTTCAATCCAATAATGCCCGTCTCCGAACTCTCGGTTGCCTATATCGGACTTCTTAATACCCTTAGAGTTCTTGTTCCAAAGCACTTCCTGGAGAATAAGTGCGATAGAAGATTTCCCACTACCATTCTCCCCAATTAGCTGAGTAATTGTATTTTCATTGAGTTTAAGAGAGTTACCGTCCCCATAACTAAAACAATCACCCCATCTAACTTCCTTTAAAATTAGCATTAAATACCTCCATAGCTTTTTCAACAGTAACGTCTGGGAGCGTAAGTACGTCAATCAAATAAGCCTCTAGTTCTTGTTGTATAGTTTTGCCTGTTAGATCTACTGTAACTTCACTATTACGCTTTACAATCTTTTTATCTAGAAGCTCGGTATTAGCGATACCACTTAGTTGTTGGAGGTCGCCTTCGATTTCGTAGATAGTGTGGTGAAAGTCGGTAGCTATCATATCCTCAGTACTTTCTACAGTTTTTCTAATTAGCTGAGGTAGTTCAAACTTATGCCAAGACCACTTAGTAAGATCTTCCTCATCTATAAGTAAGTATCCGGTATCCACTAGGCTCCTATGGAAGCTAGTAGTCATTGGGCTTCCAGGGTACACTATGTTTCTTTGAGTGTTAGAGTGGCTGTGCAAATCTCCTGCATACACAATAGGGAACTTATTAAAACGGTCTAGGTCAACTTCGGGCTTTACGTGTGGTAGTATTTCGCCACGGACATGAGTAAATAATGGTTTATCCTGTGGGCAGTCTTCAATAGAATTTTTTCTATGCAAGTCTGCAAAGGGCAGTATAGTAAAATTATCGTACTCTGTAGTAGTAGTTACCACTGTCACTAGGGGGTTAATAGCTTGTGTAACCTCTACTAGCTGGTCAAAGAAAGACGTGTCTTTCTTTAGGGCTTCGTGGTTTCCTGGGAATACCAAGGTTGGAACAGTAACTCCCCTTATAAAATTAAAATATATACTTAGTTCTTCTAAGCTAGGCAGCTTATCAAATACATCCCCACCTACAATATGTAAGCTAACTTGCGTCTCTAGCTCTCTTACTTGCTCTATAAATAGTTCATACCTATTTTTGGCCCAATCTTTAGGCACATTTTTCTGGCCTATCTTTATATGCCAATCTGCTGTAAATAATAACATGTATCCTTTCAAAAGTATAGGGGGCGATATAAGTCGCCCCCTACATTTCTTATTCGCTAAAGTCGTCTGGAATTTCGTCGTCTACAGCTTCTCCACCGTCGGCTGGAGCACCAGAGCGAATCTCATCAAGATACTTCTTGATAGCTTCTGGATCAGGACGCTTAAGCACTTCATCAATGCTAGGGTGCGCCTCAACCTTCTCTAGTTCTTCAGTAGTGAGAGCACGTACTGATTTACTGCACTTAAGTGTTTGTAGCGTGTATTCTACGTTGTACACTTTCGGCCCCGTTTTAGCACGAGTAAAACAAATATCCCAACCAGTTGCTGGGTCTGATGGATCGCCTAGGTCTTCCACTGCATCGATAATTGCCTTAAGAAGCTTTTTCTTGTGGTTAAAGATAACAATGTTACCTTCTTCGTCTAACACTAGGCTAGCATATGCCCACTCAGCTTTAAGGTCGGGGTAATATTCTTTAACCCAGTCCTTTTTTTCATTTGTGAATTTTTCTTGATCGCGGTCAAATGCTAGGCATTCAACGGGGCTATTAGTACCGCCTTTATTAGGCACCCAATAGATGTAACGCGCTAGGACACCGCCAATTACGCGTACTTTGTTGTTGCCGTCTTTCATTTTATAACTAGGTGTTTTGTCCTTAGACGATTCACCCTTGACTTGGTTAAAGCTTAATGCTGCCATTTTGGTTCTTCCTTATTCGTATGCAAAGCATACTCGGTTTGTTTTTACTGTTAGTAGCTCATTGTCTATAGGTCTCTTTACTAGCCTACAGTCTAGTGTTTTCTCACCGCTTAATAGATATTCTGCATAGCAGCGCCTACTAGCTAGTGAGACATATTCCACCCGCTTAGTGAGCGGAACGTCTCTTCGATTTAGAAATCTCTCTGGGTCTAACAAGAAACTATGCCCATTAAAATCAATATCGTAGAAGGGGTTTACTTTTCTCATTCTATACGAAGGTAATACATATGGCCAAGTGATAGCATGCATAATTAGCATTATGTTGCTAGCTTTACCATCTGCGTGGAACTTAACCTTATGCCAGTCGAATAGAATCATGATATTACCATAGTTGATCTGTGAAGTCAAGGAAAATCTTTTATATGTTCTTAATTTTGTAGCCCTTATTAATGTAGTATCCCAAACGTATTTGCTGCTGTCTTTCTACTGTGTAGCCTTGAAGCTGTGGGTCTACTACGATTGGGGCAAGTTTATCTGGATGTTGTCTAATTACCCTGCCAATAAACTGTTCTAGTAATGGTTCGTTATTCATTGGAGTACCTAGTACTAAGCAACTAAATGGGTTAGCTGAGACACCTTCCGCAAATATGTTGGAACTACCATAAAGTGTATGAAAGTCTTTTCCATACATTACTTCCTCCATTATTTCCTTACGTTCTTTGGTATTCCCATCAATGACTAAACTAGAGTTGTCATGCTCACTAGCAGCAGCCATAAGGTTAGTCCTAGAAGATAGAACTAGTACTTTGTGGCCCTTAGACGCATAACTTTTGGCTATCATAGCGAGCATCTTATGATACTCTTCATTATGGTCTAGGTCTGTTAGCCTTTCGTGCCAAGCGCCAGAATCAGGGAAACGTATAGGAATAGAAATACGGTGTATAGAAGGGACCATATAGTTTTCAGCGGGCGGAGTAAATGTTTTAGGGCTGAAGTAATCCTGGAATAGAATATGTAACCCATCTTTTCTCCTATTAGAGGCTGAAAGGCCTATTTTATATTTTGCGTGGCTCCTGTCTACTAGTCTTGAGAAGGTTGTAGAAGGAATATGATGACACTCATCCACGATTAATAGCCCAAATGTTTTATCAAAGGTTGACTTAGGGGCACGCGTAAGACTTTGTATGTTTCCAATCGTTATCGGCGCATGGGTCTCTTTTAAGCCAGAGCCATAAATAGATGGTTTAAAGCCAAAGACCTTCTCAACCTCTTCTGCCCATTGATCTCGCAAAGCCAGAGTATGCACAATGATCAAAGTTTTTTGCCCTAGCTTTTCAGCGATGGCCAACCCAGTGAACGTTTTCCCCCAGCTAGTGAAGGCGTTAATAAAGCAATCACTATCCACAGCATCAATAACTCTCTGTTGAGACTCCCTAGGCGTGAATTTAAACTTTGGGAACTCTACAGGCACTGTTACTCGCCTATCAATTATATGATAGTCCTCTGGAATGAGGTCAATTCTACCAGATGGGAGGGTCATTAATGTTTCATTAACGACCCTCGCCGTTGTTAGAATTTTGGGCGGTAACTCAGGTCTGTAGGCAGGAATACTATAGGTTAGCTCATTTAGAAGTAGCCGCTCCACTTCGGGATTGGTGTCCAAATAAATCCTATTTGTAATTACTGCTTTGGGCATTAGTATCCTAACTTATGTTTCATAGTCAGGTATCTTTTGACCAGACCACTTCTAACAATATCTTCTACACCAAACTCTACTATTGTAAAGTCATCC